AGCAGATAAACCTGCAACTGAAGACATAAAGTTGTTTGTGACTGCCCGTAAGCGTATGCACGACTACCTAAATATAGACTGCCTACCCTTCACTGTACCTAAGTCAGATGTCGTCAGGCGGCTTGTAAGGGACGCTGATGCTAACCTCAAGAATGTACAGCATACATGGACAGATGTAGCTGTAGAACATCTCAGGGGCATACTTAAGTCGGAGCAGGTCAGTGGTGAGGATGTAAGTAAATCTGAACCATCCTCAGAAGAGCTTTATGTAAACAAAGAGTTCTGGCAAAGGTTAGACAACCTGTTAGACAAAGAGCTTACCTCTGATGAGCAGACCCTCTTGTACATGAGGTATGAGGAAGGTATGACAGATGAGGAGGTCGCAGAGTTCTTTGGCCTCAAGACTCACTCTGCCATTGTTAAGCGAGAGGCTAAACTGATAGCCAAAGTCAAAGATATTGTTGCAACATTACAACAGTAAATCTATTTTGATTTTAGGGAGGAACAAAAGGGTCATTCAGGTGCCTATATACTTTTGTTCCTCTTCCGAAAAGTCTATGGTTTAGGTCTGCCCGATAAATAAAGGAGTAAGTATGACCCACACTAATATTACTCAGCAACCATGTCCTTTTGTGGATTGTGGTTCGTCTGATGCTTTCAGTTATAATACGAGAGGTTTCGGTAAGTGCTTCTCCTGTAACGAAAGCTACCCGTCAAAGAAAACTGTATTCAGTTGGTCACAAGAGAAGTACCCACTATCAGAGGGTCAGTCACTACCATCTATACAGGATGCCCCTGTAGTGGAAATTAGTGATTACACTACCAGTGGAAAGTATGTGTCCATGCGTGGTTTGTCAGTTCGTACAATGGAAAAGTATGATGTGACTACAACATCAGATAAGTCCTACCAGACTTACACATACCCTTCTGGTGGTCGTAAGATGCGTAACCTAAAGGAGAAGGACTTTCGTACTACAAAAGGTTTTACCACTGACGAGTTCTTCGGCATGGATAAGTTTACCGCAGGTTGCTCTAAGGTACTTACAATTACAGAGGGTGAACTTGATGCCCTATCTGTTTATCAGATGTTAACCGACTTAGATTCTAGTCGTTTATATCCTGTAGTATCTATGCCTAGTGCCACTCCCGCCAAGGCAATTTGGGAGAAGTGTAAGCCATATCTAGATAGCTTTGATAAGCTAGTTCTGTCGTTTGACAATGATGAGGCTGGTAACGCTATTGCAGACAAAGTAGCCAAGTTGTTTCCCAACAAGGTCTACCGTGTCCCTCATGGTAAGTACAAGGACGCTAATGACTTCCTGACAAACCGTGCGCAGAACGAGTTTAAGCAAGCGTGGTACAATGCTAAGAAGTACACTCCAGATAACGTGCTTAATACGACAGAGCAGTTTATGCAGTTGTATAATGATACGCCTGAGTTTCAGTACGTACCCACAGGAATTAACGAGCTAGATGCTAAAATACTTGGTCTTATGCAAGGTCACTTTACTGTAATTAAAGCACCTACAGGTATTGGTAAAACAGAAATCATGCGCTTCCTAGAGTTCCAGATGTTGAAGCAAGATGTACCTATTGCCACTTGGCATCTAGAAGAAACAAAGCTACGGTCAGTCTTAGGTCTTGTGTCGTATCAAGCAAACGATAACCTCACACGCCGTGACCTGATCCAACAGAAGATGGCAGAGGGTATCGTAGAAAAGGCTATCGAAGACCTAACCAAGGATGGTAACCTGTATCAGTTCTTCTTGGAAGATGGGCAAGGTGCAGATGAGCTATGCGACCAGATCAGGTTCTTCAGTCAGGCTTGTGGTTGTAAGTTTGTATTCTTTGAACCTATCCAAGATGTAGTCACTGGTAGCACAGACGAGAGCAAAGAGCAGCAGTTAGCTGATCTATCAGTTCGCCTGTCAAAGATGGCGGCAGACCTTAACGTAGGTATTGTCACCATCGCTCACACTAATGAGAACGGTGATCCAAAGTACTGTAAGATGATTGGTCAACGTGCGTCAGTTATTATTGACCTCAACCGTGACAAACAAGCTGATACAGTAGAGGAAAAGAATACTACTTACATCAAGGTCGAGAAGAACCGCCCGTGTTCGCAAGAGGGACAGGCAGGTAAGATGAAGTTTAACTACGATACATTTACATTACGAGAGGTTGTCTAATGCAAGGTAAACATAAGGAGAAAAATAGATGATTATATTCGACATTGAGACCGATGGTCTTTTAGATGAGATGACCAAAGTCCATGTCATGTCTTGGACAGATGACATTGGCAAAACAGTTAACCACACACATGACTATGATAAGATGCGTGACGTGCTTACAAACGCTGATGCTATCTGTGGACACAACATTATTCGCTTTGATATCCCTGCAGTGGAAAAGCTGCTAGGTATTCAGATTACCTGTAGAGTTGTAGACACACTGGCTTTGTCTTGGTATCTAAACCCAGATCGTCAGAAGCATGGTCTAGAAGGTTTTGGTCAAGACTACGGTGTACCTAAACCTAAGATCACTGACTGGGATAACTTAAGCCCAGAGGAGTATGCACACCGCTGTAACGAGGACGTTAAGATCAACGCCCGTCTTTACCGTGACCTGCTTATCAAACTAGGTGAAATCTATGACGGAGGTATCTCAGACACTACTGGAATCATGAGTTACCTAATGTTCAAGATGGAGTGCGCACGAGAGCAAGAAGCCCTACGGTGGAAATTAGATGTAGATAAAGCTAAAGCCCACCTAGAGGAGTGGACACAACTCAAAGAGGAGAAGATCGTACAGCTTGCAGAAGCTATGCCAGAGGTAGTCAAATACAAGACAGTTAACCGTCCTACCCAGATGTACAAGAAGAACGGGGAGACAACTATAGCTGCTGACAAGTGGTATGACCTATGTGCAGAGTATCGTAAACACCCAGACGTACCTTCTATTGAGGTAGTCCATAGCCGTGAGAAAGGTAACCCTAACTCAAATGATCAAGTTAAGTCTTGGCTGAACAAGTTAGGTTGGGAACCACGCACGTTTAAGTTCACACGTAACAAACTTACAGGTGAGGAGAAGAGTATTGCGCAAGTACGAAGAGACTCAGAGCTATGCCCATCCGTTATCGAACTGGCTGGAAAAGAACCTGCTATTAGTCTGCTTGATGGCTTGTCTGTTCTTACCCATCGTATTGGCATCCTTAGATCAATGGTTGAGTCAGAAAACAATGGATACGTGCAAGCAACTATTGCAGGGTTCACTAACACCCTCCGCTTTCGTCATGCCCGACCACTGGTCAACCTGCCATCAGTTGATAAACCCTACGGAGCAGAGATAAGAGGTTGTCTGACAGCACCCGAAGGTTACACTCTGTGTGGTGCTGATATGACTTCACTGGAGGACACAACCAAACGTCACTACATGAAACCACTAGACCCTGATTATGTAGCTGAGATGTCCAAGGATGGTTTCGACCCGCACCTTGACCTTGCTAAACACGCAGGTGTCGTTACACAAGACGACATCGACAAGCATAATTCAGGGGAACGTAGCCTTAAGGCATTACGCAAGAACTACAAGGTGGTGAACTACAGTGCTACGTATGGTGTAGGAGCCGCTAAACTGGCCCGTGAGACGGGTATGGACAAGGGTGAGGCACAGAAGCTACTAGACGCATTCTGGAACCGTAACTGGTCTGTACAGGAGGTTGCTAACAGTCTACAGGTTAAGGATCGCAGAGGTGCTATGTGGGTTAAGAACCCAGTGTCAGGCTTCTGGTATTCCCTTCGGTCTGACAAGGATCGCTTCAGTACTCTCAACCAAGGTACAGGGGTGTTCTGCTTTGATAGTTGGGTTCGTAATTGTCGTGAGTTTGGCTTAAATACTATCGGCCAGTTTCACGACGAGGTTATTGTATTGGTAAAGGACGGAGACCAAGACAAAACAGAGAACCTGATGAAAACTTCCATCCAAAACCTTAACGAGAAACTACAACTAAACGTCGAACTTGGCATAGATGTGCAATTCGGCAACACTTATGCAGAAATACACTAAAGTATAAAATACTTGGAACAATTTCTACTTTTAGGTGTCTAATAGTATATACCGACTAACGAAAAGGATAACTCGACACATGGCTGTATATGACATGGAAATGGTACTTGAATGGGCAAAAGTCTTCCCAGAGAACGCAGATATGGGAGACCCCAAAGGTAATCGGGTCGCAAAGGCTGTTGCCGACAAAGGTGGGCAGTTCATTGTAAACGCCTACTTCACAGACGAAAGTCAAATTGATAAACTTATTGAGGAAGGGCTAAACCCTAAACCAATGAACTCAGATCGCATCATCGAAGGTAATGAGGTCTTTGGTATTGGTAAGTATATGAAGATGAAACGTATGGTACAGGACGTAAAGACCTTTACAGATCGTTTCGGCAAGGAGTTCACTAAAGATTATGGTGGTGCGCCTAACATTGTAGACTTACGTGATGGTCTAGAGAATAAACGCCG